CCATAAATAAGCCCACCGGCTACACCGAGAGAATTGCGATAATCAAAGGTCTTTTCAACCCAGAGAGGCTCGCCAACTCTCGCAAAGACTCCGGCTTGTGAACCGAGGAAGAGATTGGTAGAATAATGAAGATTACCACCAGAACCTCCCGTATCAGCCTGTGAGATATTTTCGTGGGCGTGAATTACCACACCGTCAAAAACACCTAACGCACCGCTGAAAATAGGATTGCTCTCTCCTCGAATGTTGCCGTCGCGCTGTGCCTGCTGCCAAGCAGACAAGGTGGTAAGATCGTACGCCACTTCCGGATGAACCAGAAGGATGTAGTATTCTTTACCGCCAACGCGGATAGGTCTCATACGAAGTTCGCTTGAACCTTTAGGGATTTGTGCCAGACGTTTCAATGCAGAAATGTCAGACAACGAGATGGTATCGCTAGCGGTCAGCGCAGCGGCTGTACTTGATTCATTCGCTCTGCTGCCAACTGAGGTTGATCCATCATCAGCCCTGAAGGTTCGGGTGGGTGAAGCGGATAGAGACGTGAAAAGGTCAGAATCAACCTTCTCAGATAGCCAGGTCTTGAGAACAGACAGAGACTCTTTACGAAAATCAAAGAGAACCTTGCTGTTTTCAAAGTTACCAGTATCCCGTACTGCGTTACGCTCCATTGCAGTGGTAACAGTCTGAGAATAAGAACTCATAGCCTCTTCGTTCCCTTCCAGTGTGCTGTCGCCGGAAATACCAGAGCCGGACAGGTTCGTGATAAGACCAAAGGTTACGTCTTTACCCTGTGAACCGTCCAGTTCGTGTTTAACCTGAATCATCGAATCCGCACCATCGCCCATAAACTTTTCAAAGTAGATTTCCTTACCTACTTCATTGAAAAGCTCTTTAGCCCATCTGGATACCTGTAAACCAGACGCCCAAGATGATTGTGCCATTAAATAGCTCCTTTAAGATTAACTGCCGGGAACGTTTCGGAGATACTCCCACCGTTCCTTACTAGGAATATCACCCCACTCAGAAGCGGGTATGTTGTCTATGTCCTCTTCGGTAGTGCTTTTCCCAGAACCTGCCGTAGATAACGACGGGGGAACGGATGCGGTCGCCTGAAGTTTTTTAGTCACTTCAGCCTGACCTTCCTCCTTGGCCTTCCTTGCAGTTGTTTCAGCCATTTTGATAGTGTAGGCATCGTCCATAAAGGTGATGCCTCTACTGTCGGCAAATTGAGCGACCGCCATAAGCTCATCTTTGGAAAGATCAGGATGATCTTTAGTAAATTGCCGGACCATTGATTCATACGCTTCGTCCATCTTCTGCTCGGCAGCCTTCCGCTTCTGCGTTTTCGCTTCAGCCTGATAAGTCTGCTTCGCAACGTGCTGGACGTATTCAGCGATTGAATCGGCATTGTAAGGATCGTACTCAGGCACAGGGGATTCTTCCTTTTCTGCGTTCTGATCACTTACCTTCAAACCTTCAATGGCTTGCCGCAATTCTCCAATCTCATTTGTCTGCTTTCCGTGTAGCGTCTGCAAGTTGGTGTAAGCATCGGCCAAAGCTTCGACCGTCGAGAATTGCTTCCCTCCAGCTTTAACCTCAGATACTTCATCAACTTCCTGGTTCTCGCTCTCTTGCTCCTCAGCCTGCTCCGTTGCATCATCGGGGGATTCTGCCGACGCCTCAACACTCTCTTCTTCGGCCTCTGAGGGAGTGTCTGCTTCGCCGGACAGTTCCTTGTCCGTATCTATGAACTCAAAGCGACTTTCTTTTTTCGCCATCTTTATGTCCTCCTTATCCGCCAAGGCTGGCACTAATAAAAAAGCCGCATCATCACAAAATTGTGATAACACGGCTTCTGCTTAGTTCCCTAACGGGGGTTAAGTCAGAGTTGCCTGACTGTTATTGTTATTGCGGGACTACTCTCTCGTATTTCTCAAGACTAGTTATCCCACCTTGATTGAAATTTATTGTCAAAGAACCGGAAAACTTAGCTTCAATAAGTTTCCGTACTAATGAAATCAGCCAATCAAAATGCTTCAATCACTATGAACCGGAATAGTCCATCCGACCTTTTTCACTGGAACTGTTGCCAACTTTTTTTGTCACGTCACCCTTAGAATCTTTCTTCGGTGATGGATTGGAACTGCCTGTGCTGCTGGGCGGCGGATAACCGAGATGCCTTTTGTCTTTTTTATTGGATCCGTATGTTACGGGCATATCATTCTCCTTTATTATTGCGGGGCACCATTACCCTGCTTAATTCCTTGCTGAACCTGCTGCATTATCATTTGTGCTGCCTTCTCTTCTTCCATCTTGGCGATGATTTCATCCTTCGCCTCCAGATCAGATAAGTCAAGCCACAATGGGAACAAACTCTGGAATCCCATCTTGATAAGCTCACCCACCTGATCGGCCTTCATCGCCTTCATCGTAGGCGAGTTCTTACCTCCGTCCAGCACAATATCAAACCGCATATTCTCAAAATTATTCAGGAATCCCTGTATCACTTCATCAGACGGAAGTTCGCCGCCCATCTGATTGCCTACAATTCTCATTATCTGCGGTCTGGTGTAGAATTGCTGCATATTTGATATACAGAGACTCAAAACCTTGTTCTTCGTCCTATCTAAATTTTCCATCTGTTCTTCCAATGTCAGCATACCCTGGCGAATCCTTGTTTGCGCCGCAAACCCTGATTCCTTGGAACCGGCTGCTATACCCATCAGCGGATCAGTAGCACCAGAAATCTCCTTGGCATCCACGGCGGCTGCGTTCTCCAATCCCACAACCGTATTAATCAAAGCCAAGTGACTGGTTGACCACTGCTGCATAAATTCCCTGACGTTACCTCTGAATCCCGGTACCGACACCCACTTACCTGAAGATGAGGCGTCGTTCATCTGATCAGATGTCACCTTACCACCGGCGAATACTCCGCCACCCTTGGGAGTGCGATTCATAATATCAAGCGCCTGTGAACGCCGCTTGTCCTTCTCCCGCTGTGGGTCCTTCATATTTTCCACCAGCCCGAAAGTTTCCACTTCTCCGCCTACATCCTCAAAGTAATAAAAATAAGGCACCAGCGGAAATTCGTTATGGTTGTACGGATTAGGCACTTTATCCAGTATCATCCTCGCTCCGGAAAATACTGAAAGAGATGTTTTTGGTACAGAACGAACGATTACATCAAATACATCCTCATCTGGTATCTGATTAATGGGATTCTCCGCTCTCATTCTATCCTGTGCCTGAGACAAGACCTTCATCAACTCCACCGCGTCACCCTTCTTCTCAAATCCCTGCGGTGTCAGCTTGCCGGTGCGGACATTTACTACAAAATACTCTCTCTGCCAATCCCGCTCCCATAATTCTACAACCCTCGCCTTACGAGCCGCCGGATCAACAAACCGTGAAGCACCTATAATTTCGCCGTTACGGTAAAAATTCCCCATCTCCTGACGAGGATCTATGTCAGACGGAGTGGATAAATCCAAATCCGTCATCGCCACATCTTCAATTTTCTTCAAATCAGACAATTGCTCAGGATACAATGACTTCAAGCGACTGAGAGAAAGCCACTTGGTACGTCCAAGACGCATCCACTCTCCTGTATCCGGCGTATCCGCTTCAGGATCAGCCAGTACATTCTGCCAGCTCTCACGGCGAAGCTTAATCTCTCCCAGGAAATCCTTACCCGGCTCTACAAATACATCTACCCATCCCCTGCCGGTGATGGTGCCGTCCTTATGCACCCTTGAAAATAAATTCTGGAGCTTCCTGTTCATATCAAGATGGAACAGTAAAGCGGTAATCAACTGCGCTTCATCCTCATCCGACGGCTCAACGGGCAAAGCTTTCCACGAAGAACGGTTCTGTCGCTCGATGCCTGTTACCAGATTCACCTTCGGCAGTATTATATTTAACTGCAAAGGCGGACGGTTCTCCCTGCGAAGCTTCTGTAAATCTTCCTGCGCCCATTGACCTTCACCAAATCCACCAGTATAAAATGACGCCGCCTCTTTAGCGGAATCCATAAAACCCTTATTCGACGCCTGCATAGCATCAAACATATCATATAACTCTTTAAGACGCTGTAAATCTTTCATTCAGACATCCACCCAAGTTTACTGCCAACACTATTCATTAAACCCGACCAGTCACCGTAAGGATCGCTCTTAAGCATCATCGGCTTCGACGCGGAATCAACGTAATTAACGAGATAACGCAAGCAATCCATCGAGTGATCATTCACCTTCACTGCCTCCTCCGGCTGAGGACGGTCTTCCCGTCCGTATCGCAATTCCTTCCACTTGTACTCCACAATCTCATCACGTAGCGACGACATCTGCGGAACATCGAAAAATGACATTCCCACAAACCCCTTCTCATCCGGCTGTAAACATCTGCCGACCTTATCATATCCAACCCGCTTATCGTTCTTGGCGTTCTGCCAGAAAATATCAAACTTGTCCCACTCCTCAGCAATTGTGCGACCGTCCCGCTCAGTACGGTTAATGGACGGATCAGCTAAAAATATATAATCAATATCCGGATTCAAACGGTCACATACCATCTCACCTAAATCATCAATCAATAACTCCGACTCGTAAATCAAATCGTAAACCCAAATTTTTCCGTCACCATCAACAGCAGCAAATAATACACAAGAAGGATTCTTATACCCATAATCATATACTACATAATGATTCCACCAATCCGGAACTTCAAACTGCTTAATAAAATGTATCTTCTCATCAAACATCGGATATACTAACCCGACAAAATCATCCCAACTGCAATAAACATACCGCTTAACCCACCGCTCAGGCATCTCCAAAAGCCAAGAAATATAGTCAGGAGGCAAATGAGGATTGTCAGAATAAAGACGAACCTCACGCTCCGTAGTCGGAGGTAATGCACCCTCAGTCCACGTCTTCGTCTCAATAAGACGATAACCGCCCTGTACCGAGTTCTGAGCATCCTTGCCCTTCTTCCAACGCTTCCAAACCCAATTGTGCCCCGCCGGATTGCAAGTGTGAAACGAACAACGCTGTGTACCCTTGCGCCTTAACTGACCTGCCGCCGATATAAACGTATCCTCGGGTACCTCCTCAAGCTGATCAAACGCAAACCAACCCAGATTCAACGACTTAATACGCTGAATGGCGTCCCTGGAATCATCTAAAGCCATATAAATAATCTTGGACCCGTTCTTGAACTCAATCAAATGATCAACAGGACGGTGACGCTCAATGAAATCACTCCCCACATCCAATAATTGCAATAAAGTTGACTTCTTAAACGCATCCAACACCTTTCTCCCCATTAAACCAAAATTCTTCGGTATCTCAGCACACTGCTTAACCGCCTCAACACACATCGCCTCCGTCTTGCCTGTACCCAGCGAACCCGCCATCAAATGATGCTTCGCCCAACCAGTGTACAAATGATACTCCTCCTGATGATCCAACGCCTCCGTAGGAGTGCCGGACTCATCACGATAACCGCAATATACCTCTACGCTTCCGCCCACCGATCAAATAACTCGTCAACACATTCACAGCCGGCTGCCATAGCCGCAACTGCATTCTCAACTACATCAGGAGATAACCTTTGCAGCGTCTCATCACGGTGCAAAACAACGTACAACACCTCTAACGACTCCATTAAAGCCGAAACAAGCTCCAATACAACACTATCCTGAGTCATTGACATTCTTCAGCTTCTCCCGACGCTCAATCTCTTTGGCTCTGTCCTTAATCGCTAACCCAGCTACCGTTACATTAACCTGTGTCGCCGTTCTAATGCCGCGATCACGATACCTTGCCGGATCCATCGCCTTCAAGTGAAACAAACGCTCAGATACGTTCTTCGGATTCATTGCGTTTTTAAGAGATAAGTCCTCAAGGTCGTCCATCTGCTTCTTCTTGAACATATCCTGTACATCGCGGACAGCAAGAGCAAAAGTATTGTCACGCTTCATCTGAGTATAAACAGTACGCTTGTGTACACCATACCTGGCGGCCGCCCTCGTAATGTATCCGCCAGACTCCTGCAAAGACGATAAGAACTCGTCGTACTTCTCAGGCGGTAACTTTAATTTGCTGTTGCTCTTCTTCGCCTCAGACTTGTAAAACTTTGACAGGATGGGATTGCTTAACGGATCATCAGCCAACTGGCTGACAGAGACTTTTCCGGGTGAGGTTGTGCTGTCCATTATATGTTTCACTTTTGTGAAAGTTACGCAACATTTACGATAAAATAAAGACGTAGTTCCCAAAAACGCAAAAAACGCCCAAAAAGTATGTGGGATACATCATTACCTCACGGCGGCGGTGGGTGCGGTCCCCATACCCCCCCCTGGCGCGTCTCCATTTGAGTTTCGCTGTCTCGCGTCATTGCCATTGATCCCGCTCCGGATCCCTGGCAATACGGCCGGCGACACCTGCGACACCGGCGACACCGGCGACACCTGGAACACCTGCGACACCTGCGACACCTGGAACACCTGCGACACCTGCGACACCTGCGACACCGCCACCGGTCCGCCGCCGCGGATCATTGGCGGCATTGGCCAAGCTCCGCCGGAAGTGTCTTATTGTATATAATAGATTGTCGGTAATATAAGATAATATAAGATAATATAAGAAAAAGCTTGCATAATACTTCATATAAGTGTAATATCGGGAGAGATAAGGAACACAAGATGCGTGTCTATTCGATAGTGAAAACAGATAAAGGGAGAACGAAAATGAAACAACCTAACAAATGGAATCTAGACAAGTACAAACAGAATCTACGTGTAGACAACGAAAGCGTCTATTCATACGACACCCGGGTTGCGCATATAAACCACCTGGACAAAACAATTACGCCCCTAGGGTGGTGGAGTGTCACGACATCCAAACATATAAACTATGTGGCGGGCGAATATGGCTACACCCTAAACAAAACCTAAACGAAAGGGAGAAAAGACAATGGATATTGGCAAGCTAAATAATGAACTAATAAAAGAGAATAATTTGCCGGATATACACGAAATATGCTGGTATTATGGACAGTATGCAAAAAACTTGTCAGATTGTATGATAAATAAAATCATAAACAGATATATTGAAGAAAACGTGTATGACCTGGAATTAACAGTGTTCTCAAGACAGTAAACAAAACCTAAACGAAAGGAAGGAATGACAATGGAACTCTACGAACTAAACCTACACCTTCAGCAGCGATCGGAAGAAATCTGTCATCTGTGTGAATGTAAGGAAAACAATCACAATTGTGAATCCTATGCATACATATCCTACACCGGAAGCTTGATAGATATTTGCATATCTGACTACTTCCAAGGATCTGGCCAACCCTATGCTGCGATCCCTCTTCCCTGGTACGGCACACGTGGAGAACTTCGGGAAGAGATACTAGAACAATGTTACCAAGAGGAAACAACAAGGGAAGCATTCGCAATCAATGACGATATGGAAGCATTCCTGCAGTAAAAACAGATAAGAGGAGATAAGACAATGACGATCTACGAAATCAAACAACGGACCGCGAAATCGTCGCCGCATTTTTTCAGTCGTGATACGCTGAAATTTTTCGGTCAGCGTATGAAAGATTTTCGAGTAACAAAACACGACGCCGGAAAATATCTTATATCCGCACCAAGTTACTGGGACGGGAAATTAATGGGATATACTCAAAGACTGTTTAATCCAAATACAAACGAATTAGAGGAGATAAAACAATGACAACGACTACTTCAGGGTGAATTGAAGCCACATAAACAACAACAAAGGAGAAAAACAGAAATGAATACATACAAACAGCAGGCACTATCCGACGTGCTGAATTTAATAGCACAATATCTCTTGGAACCTTACAGTTCCGCCGGACAATTAAACACGGCAGTAAAAAGCGGCCGATACAACGGTAAGCTATACTTGCATACCGAAGGGAAGGATCCGAAAGTTATCGCCACGTTCCGGATAGAACCGGACGAAGGTAAGGTATTTTACACCGAAGGGTCCACTTGGGTTGTCTGGTACAATGATATTATGAGCCGCTGGTACAGGGAAAACACCGATTTCCTCGACAGCGAAGTGTCTCAAATAATGAGACAACCGTAAATAACAGCAAATGTCAGACGTTATATTCATCACCGGATCACTACTTATCGCCGGCTGGAGCTTGGATCGGAGTTTCCGATACCTGCTCCGATGGTGGCGGAGAAGGTAACAAAGGGAGAGAGTAAAATGGAATTTACATACACAGAAACAAAAGAGTTAATTAATGAAATCGGCCGGTTCACAATAACGGATTACAACCACTACGGGCTGACCGTGTTGGAAGCGGAGAAAGGTGACTATGCAATCGGAACTGATGATGAAGCAGAATATGCCTGGGAAGAATCTCTTGACAGCTATATAGACGAATGCATAGCTCCGGAGCTTCCCGATCATTTTATGAGCTATTTTGACGAAGAAAAATGGAAACACGATGCAAGAATAGACGGGAGAGGACATTCTTTGTCAGGTTACGACGGCTGCGAAATGAGTATCGGTGACTTAGTTATGTTTAGAATTAATTAAATAAAGGATAACACAACACAGGAGAGAACAAAAATGACACTATCACAACTGAAACGGGACCTTAACAGCGCCACCGCACTAATTTGCAATTTTCACTTCATCGAAAACCGGAAAGAGAAAGAGCGAAAAATACTGAAAGTACAATCCAATTCCGTCAAAACAACGGCCGGCTGGCTTGATTTTCCCGCTGCTTCACTATTGGATTATGATGGGAAGCAATTTACTGTTTTTGAACAGGGAGAAAGAGAACTAACGGCCGAAGAGAAAAGTTTCCTTAAAAATATGCAATCACTTTACACCGAAGAAGAACGGGAAACGTATTTTTACACTTCTGTTTGTTATTACGGTGAAGAGGCGTACAGGAAAACCCACAAAGTTTCCGGAATGAACGGATCCACCTGGTATCACAAACGACTAATTAACGGCCGGAAAGACGGTAAGCTATACGTCCGGGATCCGAAAATAAGAGGAAGAAAACTATACACTTTCACCATCCAATAACAAAAAGAGAGGAGAAATAAAATGATAATATCTAAGATAGAATCGAAATATGGGAAAAAACAAAATGGTAATTTTGGATGGCTAACTTGGAAATTTGTAGCAAAAAACTATGGATTTAGAAAAGGTAAGACTTGGGGGATAATTTGGGAAGATGGCTCATTTGAAGATTGGGGCTACCAAGCATACGGCAGGGAAGGATTCCGAAAAAAAGACTTTGAAATAAAGGAGAAAACACGATGAAAACACTACACAACCCATCCAAATTCGCCGATGAACGTCGTTTACCCTCAAATCCGCACCTACACTCAAGTGAACCGAAAAAACGCCGTTAAACCACAACCAATCGCCATTTAAGGCAATTCTGTTCCGCCCCGGAACTCTGTTGCAGGTACAGGGTTTTTCAACACAAAAAATTAGCCGGCAGCACAAAACCGGTTTTCTTTTCTTTTCTTTTCATCTTTTTTTTCTTTCACCACCTCAAAACAGCAAAGCCATTAAAAAGCATAAAAACACGAAGCGTAAGCGGATGTGCTTTTTATGTCTTTTTGATACTTTGCGGAATTACACCGCAGCACCAAAAACATATAACTAAAATTATTCCAAAGATTTCTTTTTGCTTCTTTTTCTTTACTCGCCAAATTCCTTATTTCCAACGTTCCCCCTATCCCTTTAGGGGATAGAAAGTGGAAACAACGGTTTTCAATTCCTTATTTCCATCACTGTTTCCTTGGAAACAAGCGTGGAAACAACGGTTTTTAATTCCTTATTTCCAACCTTGTTTCCGTGGAAATAAGAATGGAAACAAGGGATTTCAGTCACTTGCAAAGGTATGATAATATATTGTTGGATCCCGTTTTTTTCCATCCGTTTTAACCGTATTTTTATTGATCAGTGCTGTCAGTTTTCTGCGTGTTGTGTTGCTTGCGAATCCCTCATCTTCCGCTAATTCGATCAGCAGTTTACGGCTGATGCCGTCTTCTCCGCATTTAATTGTTGTATCCTGGATAAACTGTCCGATATTGACTGAATCGTTTTCTTTTTTCATAAAGAACAGTATTGAATCGTCAAAATCGAGGTTGTACTGCTCCGGGTTTTCGCCGTTGCGGATGTCGAAATTGAGGGTGTAGTCTGTATCGCCAGTATCTGTATCGGAATTTCTGGACAACACAAGTGAGCTGTCCACGGCGCCGAAGACGGCGGAAGCTCCTCTCAGTGCCATTCCGCCTGGTGATGAGTCCATTCCCGGTTTCTTGGTGTGGTGTACCAATACAATCGCCAGATTGTGATTGTTGGCCAGTGAGCGGATCTGCTCCATAACCATTCCCATTTCGGCGTTGTCATTCTCGTTTGCTGAGTGGAAGTGAATCAGCGGGTCCAGTATCAATACTTCCGGTTTGTACTGTTTGATCAGCTGTCTTACTGCTGTATAGCCGTTAAATTCGTTTATTTTAATCGAAACAGGGTCCGACATTATCAGGTTGTCATCTTTCGGGATTTGGAGATTATACGGCGGTTCTGAGGCGTTGTGCAGCGTTTTTATCCGCCGTCTTACGTTATAGTACGAGTTTTCCGCTTGGAGTATAAGCGTTCGTCTCTTTTGCGGGATGGTAAATCCAAGCCAGTTGGATGCTGTTGCCAGGCAGTACCCCAGATTGATTGACAGTATTGACTTGCCGGACTTAGGTTGTCCGCCGATAATGAGTACGCCTCTTTCCGGGAGTATGCCGCAGGTGACGATAAAGTCCGGTTCCGGTGTAGCGTCGTCGATATAGTCGCTGTATTTGTGCAATGTGAGACCTGGAATAGTAGTCGTTTGCGGAATGGACGAAGTGATTTCGTCTATCTCCTGCTGGAATTTGGTCAGGTCGCCGTTCAGGTCCGGTATTCCGGACTGATAGAATTTGCAGGTCACTTCCTGGAGTCGTCTTTTTATCGCGTACTCTCGGATTATCTTGGCGTGTTCACCAGCGTTTGCCGCAGTGGGAATGGTGCCAAAAAGCCCTGTTATATAGTAACTTCCGCCAGACTTCTCAAGCGACTTATTCTTCTTGAGCGCTTCTATAATACTGACAGGATCTATATTTTTACGGTTGTTAAAGAGATACTTTATACTCCGCCAGATGTATTGCGTTTTGGTGTCGTAGAAGTCGTCTTTATTCAGGTAGCTGGTATGGTCCAGTATCTCTGCGTCTGTTAAGACAGCAGCAATCAGCGCTTCTTCAGCTTCTATTGAGTACAGCGGTTGTAACGGTTCTTCAGTCATCTTCTTTTATTGTTTGGCTCGTTTCTCATCTATGGTTGGCTAGTATAATTTGACTCGTTTACAGTGTCTGGTTGTCTAGTCAAGAATGACTCACTTCGAGAGAGTGGTTGTCTCTTTTTTACTGATTCGTTCGATAATCTTGGTTGTCTTAGGTATTTTGACTCACTTACGCAAGATGGTTGTCTCTTTTTTACTGATTCGTTTTGTGTATTTGGTTGTCTTTGGCACTATGGCTTCACGGTATTGATGCTTCATTCCAAGTTTTGCTTCGCTGTAAGGCGGATAAACTTCCAACCCTTCTATTTCCCGCCATACTTTATACAGATCAATAAGGAACATCTTAACCATATACCTGACCGCCATATTATGAGTATGTCCCTTTGATTTGTCTTTATGATCCGGGTTATTGCGAAGTCGGTTTTTGTAGTTATCGTAAATCAACCTATATGGACATTTCTCTGCTGACTGTTTGACGAATGAGCTACCCAGCACACCGATTAATTTTGTTTTCAGGAACGGATTGAATGTTATTCCCTTTTTCATTTGTTTGTTTCCGTCTCTGTCTGTGTACTCAACTTCTACAAGATGCTCTTTTTTTCGACTCCTCCCTTTGCCGTTCACTACGTCCAGTCCTGCATACGCCCAGATTGAGGAGGCATACTTAGCTTTGTGGATGTCAATTTCGCTGATTATCACACCCGCCATCGTATGCCCTATGCCATAAACCCCCTCCAAGAATTGAGTGTAAATGGGATATTCTTTCAGCACCTTCTTTAGCTGATTGAACGATTTTGTTTCCTCTCTCTCAAATCGGAAGTATTGATCTACAAGCACCAATTCAGCCATATTTGAGATAAGACTTTCCCCGTTTTCCTTGAAGGTTCGTGGGAATGTCGCCATTCCATCTGTTACGAGTTTATACTCCTCTTTCAGCCATTTAAGGATTTTCTTGGCATCAACTTCCGCTTCGTCGTTCTTTGTTGATGGTAAAATCCCTAACTTCGCCCTGAAATTTGCAACTATCCGCCCTCCCATTTGGATGCGTAATGTCTGCAAGTCGTATGCTCCTCTTACTATTGGTTTTAGGTTTGATTTATTCATTCTGTTTATCCTTATCTAAGTTATGTCCGACGCCCTGGCACCGTGTGAGGGTGAGATGAGAGACCGGATCGGTGCGTATCAGAACGCCGGACTAGTATCGTGTCGGGTTGAGTTTTGCTCGTATGCGTCAAATTAGAGCCTTGTTTTTCGTCCTTTTTGCCGATTTTCGGCATTTTGGACATATTTCACGTTTGCAGCCAATTGTCGGAAACTCTTCCAACAGCTTCCACGGCCGTATTCTTTGTGCGTGATCTGACGTTATCCAGTCCCAGGGTTTCTTGCAGCCCTCGCAATACCGGGGACGCTCCGCCATTCTGCTGGATGAGAAGTGCTGCTGCATATCATTATTATACGTCTTAATGAAGTGGTCCATTGACATTTAGAACATCTCCTGTTGTGCAAACCGCTTTTCTGCGATCTTGATGTATTCTTCATTTAACTCTATTCCTATCCATTTACGTCCAAGTCTCTGTGCTACATACCCGGTTGTGCCACTACCGAAAAACGGATCTAAAAC